TCAAAGAGATAAAGCTATATTAGTAGTTGCAACTAAACAAGACACAGCAAAAAACTTAGTAACTAAGGTAAAATTTATGTATGATAATTTACCTTCCTGGTTACAAATTGGTTTTGTTGAAAAAAATAAATTAGCACTACGGCTAAAAAATGGTTCCCAAATTAAAGCAGTATCAGCAGCAAGTGATGCTGGTAGATCAGAAGCAATTTCTTTATTGATTATTGATGAGGCTGCTTTTATTGAAGAAAACAGAATAGAAGATATTTGGGGTTCGTCACAACAAACACTGTCAACGGGTGGTAGAGCAATTGTATTATCTACACCAAATGGTACAGGTAACTTTTTCCATAGAATGTGGGTTAAAGCTCAAGAAGGAAGAAATGGTTTTATTCCTATTAGATTACCTTGGACAGTTCACCCAGAAAGAAACCAAGAATGGAGAGATAAGCAGGATGATGAATTAGGAACCAGAATGGCAGCACAAGAATGTGATTGTGATTTTACAACTTCTGGTAATACAGTATTTGATGTTGATATTTTATCTTATTATGAAAAAACATTTATATGTAATCCTGTAGAAAAAAGAGGTATAGATGGGAGTTTTCATATTTGGGAATATCCCGACTATAGTAGAAAATATATTGTTGTAGCGGATGTTGCTCGTGGTGATAGTAAAGATTTTTCAGCGTTTCATATTATAGATGTTGAAGAATGTAAACAAATTGGTGAATTTAAATCACAAATAGGTACTAAAGAATTTGGCCATATGCTAGTTTCGGTAGCCACTGAATACAATAATGCATTACTAGTAATTGAAAACGCAAACATAGGATGGAATACAATCCAAGTAGTAATTGATAAAGGATATAAAAATTTATATTATTCACCTAAAGGCGATGCAGCAACAAATGCAGAAGCATTTTTAGCTAAGGGGTATGATATAACAGATACAACAAAAATGGTTCCTGGTTTTACAATGTCGATGAAAACAAGACCCTTAACTATAGCAAAATTAGACGCTTATTTAAGAGAAAAATCAGTAATAATCCAGGGACAAAGAACAATGGAAGAACTTCGTACTTTTATTTGGAAAAATGGAAGAGCAGAAGCCCAAACAGGATATAACGATGATTTAATTATGTCTTTAGCTACATCTTGTTACGTAAGAGACACAGCATTAAGATTTGCTCAACAAGGATTAGATATAACAAATGCTGCATTAAATAATTGGTCAAAATCTACACCAGCTATTTATACTAACAGAACTAACAAAAAAGATGCTGGTTGGTCTCAAGATTTAGGAGAACATGGACAACAAGATTTGACTTGGCTCCTTTAATATATTTATAACAAACAAAAAAGAATGGCAGATACTAGTTTATTTTCAAGATTACAACGTTTATTTTCAAGTGATGTAATCATCCGAAACGTAGGGGGAAAAAGATTAAAAGTAATGGATACAGGTAGAATCCAAAAATATGGAAATCTAGCTACAAATTCATTATATGATAGATTTACACGTTTACATAAACCTGTAGGATCATCATTACAATATAACCCCACACTTAATTATCAGTCAATGCGACTACAGCTTTATAGTGATTATGAAGCTATGGATCATGATCCAATTATTGCCGCTGCACTTGATATTATATCAGATGAAACAACTTCAAGAAATGAGTATGGAGATGTTTTAAATATAAATTCATCTAATGAAAATATTAGAAAAGTACTTGAAAATTTATTTTATGATGTTTTAAATATTGAATTTAATTTGCCTACATGGATTAGAAATATGTGTAAGTATGGTGATTTTTATCTTAAGTTAGAAGTATCTGAAAAATTTGGAGTATATAATGTTATACCTTTATCAGTATATGAAGTAGTAAGAGAAGAAGGAACCGACCCCGAAAATCCATCTTATACTCGTTTTACAATGGACCCAAATGGTTTAGCTTCAGGTGCAACTAACACAATTAGAAGAGACCAATTTACATTAGAAAATTATGAAGTTGCCCATTTTAGATTACTTACAGATTCTAATTATCTTCCTTACGGTAGATCTTATTTAGAACCATCTCGTAAAGTATTTAAACAATTAATGTTGATGGAGGATGCTATGTTAATTCATAGAATTATGAGAGCACCTGAAAAAAGAGTATTTTATGTCAATATTGGTAATACTGAAGCAGATAAAGTAGAACAATTTATGGCTGATACAGCTAATAAAATGAAAAAAACACCATATATTGATCAACAAACAGGTGATTATAATCTTAAGTTTAATATGCAAAACATGACTGAAGATTTTTTCATTCCTATAAGAGGTAATGATCAATCAACTCGTATTGATACTACTAAAGGTTTAGATTATGACGGTACTACAGATATTGAATATTTAAAAGCAAAAATGATGGCTGCTCTTAAAATCCCTAAACCATTTTTAGGATATGAAGAAGGAGTAGAAGGAAAATCAACATTAGCGGGTATGGATATTCGTTTCGCTCGTACAGTTGAACGTGTTCAAAGAATAGTAGAATCAGAATTAACTAAAATTGCATTAGTACACTTATATTCACAAGGTTTTACAGATGAACAGTTAGTTGATTTTAAGCTAGAATTAACGGTTCCATCAATTATTTATGAACAAGAAAAAATTGAGTTATTTACTTCTAAAACAACTGTAGCTCAAACGATGATTGATAATAAAATCTTTAGTAAAGATTGGGTTTATGAAAATATATATGGTTTATCACCTGATCAATATAATGATCAGAAAGAAGCTATGCTTGATGATGCATTAGGTAAATTTAGATTATCTCAAGTAGAAAATGAAGGTAATGATCCTGTAGAATCAGGTATGTCATATGGTACACCACATGATTTAGCTTCATTATATGGTAATAAAAGAGATAAAGCAGTAGGACCTGCTCAAGTACCATCGGGATATGATGAAAAAGATCCTGGTCGACCAACAGAACGCCCACAAAATTATGGTTCAGATAAAGGTAACTTTAGTAGAGATCCATTAGGTAAAAAAGGACTATCTCCTGAAAAACCAGAAAGATCTTCAAATACTAATAAAGTATCCACATTTGAAGCAACACAAATTAAAAAATCACTTCAAAAACTTCGTGATAAAAAACAAATTTTAAAAGAAGAAGATGAAAATGGACTTTTAAGTGAAAAAAATATTAAGTCTTAGAAATAATTCTATATTTATATATAGATAAATTGCAATTTATACATAAACAATGAAAGTAAAACATTCTAAGTACAAGAATACTGGAATTTTATTCGAACTCCTTACAAGGCAATTAACAGCTGATACTATCGCTGGTAATAATCCTAAAGCTTTATCAATTATTAAAAAATATTTTAGTGGTGATTCTACTCTATTAAAAGAATATAAAATATACCATACATTTATATCACAAAAATATAAAGAAGATAATAAAGCTACAATGTTAATTAATACATTAATCGAGGCACATGAAAAGTTAAATAAAGGTCAGTTAAGAAGAGAAAAATATAATCTAATTAAAGAAATTAAAGATACATATAATGTAAATAATTTTTTTAAAGCAAAAATTAATGATTATAAAGTAATGGCATCTATTTTTAATTTACTTGAAAATAAACAAGCATCTCCCCTTTCAATAGTTAATTCTAAAATAACACTTTTGGAACATATTACTATAAAATCTAATTCTATTAAAAAAACCACAGTTTTAGAAAATTTTAGTAAACAAGACAAAGATACTAGATTACTTACCTATAAAGTTTTACTTGAAAAATTTAATAATAAATATAGTGGGTTACAAGACAACCAAAAAACACTTTTAAAAGAATATGTTAACAGCGTTACTAATAGCCCTGCTCTTAAGTCTTTTATCAACCAGGAAATCAAGGCAGTTAAAAAAACAATTACTGGATACTCTAAAAAAGTGGAAGACAAAGCAGTAATAATAAAGCTAACAGAGACTAGAGACATGATTAAACCATTATGTAAAAAATCATCAGTTAATGATGATAACGTTATTAACTTGCTTAACTATTATGAATTAGTAAACGAGTTAAAAACTATCCATGGTTAGTCTTACTGACATATATAATATAAAAGAATCTACTTTTAACGAAGTAAAAGCTAATAGAAATCCCTCTAGGGGAAATAAATCTCAAAATAGAGAAAAAGATTTTGAATTAGTTAGTGGAGATCCAGATCCTGAAACTGGTAAAATTACTTCTAAAGTAATTCGTAAACCCTCTTTATCTAATATGGTTAAAGATTTAGAAGCCGAAATTCAGGATTTTAAAAAAATAATAAAAGATAAACCTGATGATATGGTATTATATAATATTTCTGAAGAACTAAAAGAAATATATAATAAATTTAGAACTCATATAAGAAAAAACTATCCCGAAGAATATAAAAAAGTAGATGAAGCAAGTTCAGTAGGCACAGGTGCTTCATTTCAAGCAGGTGTAGGAGCAGGATATGCTACACCTTACGCATTTGGAGATAATAAAAGAAAAAAGAAAAAAGGCTACATGGGCTATAAAGAAGTATAATTATGCTATTACAAGAATACAGACAATTTAAAGTAAATAAATTATTAGTAGAACGTTCTATTAAAGAAAATAAACCACTAGTTGTTACTGGTGTTTTACAACGTGCTGAAGCTAAAAATCAAAATGGTAGAGTTTATCCTAAAGAAATTCTTAAAAGAGAAGTTAAAGCATATATGGAAGGACCTGTAAAAGAAAACCGTGCAATGGGTGAATTAGATCACCCAGAAAGTTCAGTAATTAATTTACAAAATGTATCTCACACAATTAAAAAATGTTGGTGGGATGGGGATGATGTAGTTGGTGATGTTGAGATATTAACTACACCCGCAGGAAATATATTAAAAGCATTATTTGCTTCAGGTATTACAGTTGGTATTTCTTCTAGAGGTATGGGTTCAGTAAAAGAAAATATGTCAGAAGGTACAGTTGAAGTACAAGATGATTTTGAATTATTATGTTGGGATTTTGTTTCAACACCATCCACACACGGAGCATTTATGACTCCAAAAGGTTTAAATGAAGGTAAAATTCAAATGCCTGAATATAAATACACTAACATAAATAACATAATTCGTGATATTATTTGTGATAATACAGGAATGTGTAAATGCTAAAACTATGAAAAAATCAGAATTAAAAAAAATAATAAGAGAAGTAATTAATGAACAGTTTAATCTCCCCAATATGTACTTTTCATTACATAATTTAGATGATGCTATTACTTTTTCACAAGACCCTGATATATACCCAGG